TCGCTGAAAAAATTCTAAATTGATCAGTTAATAGGGCTGCCATGTCCTAGGTACTATTGTCCTCTTGTTTATTTATGAAGGTTATGAGCGAACGCCAGTTAAGTAGTCTATGCTCTTAATTCTATAGGATGCTCCACCAGTTCCATCTAGAAGTTCTCCACCCAATATTGCGTATGCAACTGCACCTGCTCCAGTGGTATCTCCACTAGCATTAGTAAATGTAACTGTTGGGTGTAAATTGTAGGTTCCATCAACAGTTTGAGTGATTCCATATCCACCATTATTAATGGTAATAGAAGCAACTTGGTCACCTGCACCTGTCATAACAACTGTTCCTGTGCATTGAATGTCTCCGACATCTTCAATGGCAACTGTTGGGGTTCCTGTGTAATTCGTTCCCGCACTTTGGATATAAAAATCAGTCACTGTGCTATTTTCAGAGAATTGATACAAGAAACCTCCCTCACCTTTAGCGACATTACCAGTATTAAATGGAACAATATTCTGTACCTGTAATACCTTATTTGTAGCATCCCAACCAACAACAGTTGCTTGAACTCCAGAAGATCCCCCAGTAACTACCTCGTTAACACTAAAGTTTCCACCACTTCCACCCTCTAGATATATCTCAATAACTGCTGGATGATCTGTACCTTCATTAAGACCACCTGCAGTATCAACACCAGCAAACTTAAATGGTACACTAGCATCTTTAATTGCATCACCAACAGCAAATAGAGTTGTATTTGTTCCACCCTGAGTTGCTTCAATACCATAGAGAGAGTTGTAAATACCACCATCAAGATTAATTTGATTCTCGTAAAGAGTTCCTGTATTTACCAAATCTGGAATTCCATCACCAGCACCATCATTTTCATCATCATCTTCAAACTTTCTATTTGTTACAGTTGAAATTGGTACAGTCAATAATGTGATAACATCAGTATCACTATCAGTTACCAACACTGGGTTTGGTGGAGTGCTTGTAGATGTGCTACTGTCTGCAACACCAGCATCAAATTGAACTGTGGCATCTTCTGTTGCTGCAATACCACCATCAATAAATGCCAATTCATCAATTTCAAAAGTTACTAATAGTTCTCTAGTAGCAGGATTCCAATCATAAACTTTTGAAATTTTGTTAGATGAATTTTCAACTCTACGAATAAGTCTATCACCAACATTAAATTTATATGTTGATATACCTTCTCTATCATCCTGACTAGTGTCAAGAATAATTCTTTGATCATAATTAAAGTTTACACCACGAGTAAGACCAGAGAATTTCTCATCAGTTTTTGCGGTGTAGGATATAGTTTCATACCCAACAATAAAATTACCAGATCCAGGAAAAGAACTTGTAGATTTTACAAAAATTTCAGTGGCATCAGGAGTGATTGCTTTAGTTAATCCAGTAATATAAATGTTTGATGAATTATTTGCCTGACGAGCACCTGCTTTACGTTTTAAATCAACTAGTCTAGTGAAGATAACTTTTGGTGGTGATGTGTAACCTTCTCCTTCATCAGTAACAGTAATCGATACGATTTCTCCTTGATCAACAGCAGCAACTGCTTTTGCACCAATACCTCCTCCACCAGTAATTAAAATAAATGGTGCCTCTTGATAAAACTCTCCAGCATTAGCAATATCAATTCTTGTTACCTTTCCAGTAGTATCAATTTTTGCAGATCCTTGAGCATCCTGTCCACCACCACCTTCAAAGATAACTGTTGGAGCAGTAGCATAACTTCTACCAGCATTGAGTAAAGTTAGACCAGTAACAGTTTGAACAGTAGGAACACCAGTTGCACCAGATCCCTCACCACCTAATATTCTAGCTTTTGCAGGTCCGTAATAGTTATCACCATTTTTAGACATCTTAACATAAGATACTGTTCCTGAATCAGTCAAGACAATATCACCTGCAGCACCATCAGGAAAAAGATCTACAACATCAGGAACTACACTACCTTCAAATAAAGGAACTCCATACATTTTAGGACCAATAGCATATGGATATACAGGATTTGCACTGCTATCTTCACTCATAAAATATGCATAAGTTCCATTTGGATACTCAGGAGTTACGGCAAACTTACCATTGAATTCATCTAATGTACCTACAGAAGTATCGTAGATATAGTCTTGTACTAAATCTCCTAAAATATAACCAACCTGAACAGTTCTAACACCTAAACCAGAAGTGCTATATCCAAAGACATAGAGAGTAGTTGGTGCTGTAACAGGAACAGTAAATCTAATTTCTCTTGTGGTTGCTGTATTGAAGGCACTAAGATACGCAGCAAATCCAGACACAGCAGATCCATCAATATAATATTCAACTCCCAATTCATATAAGAATGAAGTTTGTCCTATATCAGATGGATTACCTGTACTATGCCATCCATCATTAGTTGCACTGATTAGTAAAAAATTAGCATTATTTGATGCATCATTTTGATTGAATATAATTGTCTTACCTCTATCAAAAGATAAGAAATTTGGTCTAGATCCATCAAATAAAAACTCATTGTTAGAAACAGTTACTGCATATGTAACTGTACCTGCGGTAGTTACCTGAGGTCTTGTACCAGGAAGTTCTGCAGTAGTTTTAAGACGGAATGATGAAATTTCTCTTGTTACAACACCATTATCGTAAGTTACGTTAATTGACGCTCCCATATATCCATGTGCCTGACATGCATAATACAAAGTGTTAGGTGCATCTGAAGCAACTGTAATACTCACACTACGATTTGTAGCAGTAGGATGACCAGCAGCATAAGTTGCATAGTCAACATTACTTCCATCTAATGTATATACAACACCAGTTTCATATCTATCTACTCCTCCATATGCTGATTCTACTTCACTAAAGTATATCGCATGTGTGGTATTAGATGCATCATTTTGATTAAATGTATATGTTGCTCCTCTAACAAATGTAAGAACTGGGGATTGAGTAATACCAGTAAACTGTCCACCATTAATATAATATCCCTTTCCAGATCCTTGTCCAAAGAAAGGATGACTTGATGTTTTACTAGCAACAGTTACCGTGTAGGAAATTGTAAGACCGTCAGGACTTCTGTATCCAAAAGGTCCGTAAATAGGATAACCATCGAAAGACATACCAAGAACTTTAGAATGTCCGTCAATATGTCTTGAACGATCTATGGTTGAAGCATCGTTGGGTTGAAAGAAACCCTCAGCATAATAATTATTAGTTAAAGTCTCAGCACTGGTATCTGTACTGATGATGATATATCCTTCATCACCATCTTGACCAGACATATTTGGATGGTTCTTACAGTAATAATAAATTCTACTTGTCTCATCTTCATTCATCATGAATATTGGAGCATATTCATCTTCATAATCTGCTGCAGGTGCTGCAGATGCTCCAGTGCTTCTATAATAAAGAGTACCAGGATTATCGTTATGAGTACCGTCAGGAGTTATACTAAATCTAATCGGATGATTATTATTTGAAGAATCGGATTGATTGAAGTTGATTATATAATTTCTTTTTACTGTAATATTTTCTGGAGCAAAATAATATGTACCTGGCGAGAAAGGACCAAATTTTGCAGCGTCAGGACCGAACTCAATATAATAAGCATTAAATGATATTGGATCGCTTTCAACAGTAAAAGAAAATCCTGTAGAACCTAAGCATCTATCATTTTCTTCAAAACTATCACCATTAAGATTTCTAAGATAAATTCTGGTAGGTACGTTATTACCGTCTCTTACAACCTTTGTTATTTCTCCGTTAGCAGTACCTCCAATTTCATCAACTGTTCTGCCAACTTCAAATGTACCAAGAGTTTCATCAGTATTAGTAATATTTAAAACTATATTTCCTTCAACCTTTGTAGTCCAAGTAAAATGTTTAAATTTACCCCATTCAAAAACACCATTACTTAAAGCAAACTCATTAATCAGTTTGCTAGATTGATAATATCTTACATTTCCATCAGTTACATCATCATAAACACCATTGTTTTTGATGTAATTATATTTTACAGAATCAATAGCAAAATTAACAGGAGCACCACCTTCAGTTCCCCACTCTGGAGTATGAAAAAGACCTCCATTCGCAAGAATACCTATTGTTTTATTTGATTGTTCTACTCTAGTACCAGGATCAGGTACATCTTTACCACCACGATATATAAACGTTTGATCAAAAGTACGATCAACTAAAGATCCACCACCAGGTGCTGCCTCTTCTTGAATCCAAGTGGGTTTTGGATGATTATCAGATTGAATTCTTATTCTATCAGTAATAGAATCAAATATTCCTGTTGTAGGAGAATTTGGATGTCCTTGCCAAATTCTATTAAGATCAAATGAATCTATAACTGTTGGAGTTTCTTGTTCGGGAAAGAATTGTAAACGTAGAGGATCATAACCCTTACCTCTTTCAAGAACTCTTACATGAATAATTTTGCCAGAATCAGGATCAATAATTGGATACAGTAATGCTTCCTGATCAGGTGTACCACAACCATCAACAGTCAATCTAGGTGGATCTGAAGGATCATAACCTTCACCACCGTTTTTAACTTTTATAGCACGAACACCGAAAATCTCATCAAAGATGGGTTCGATAACAGCACCAGATCCAGGAACAGTTCTTGTCATTTATATCAGATTAATACGTTGATAGTGCCATTCATAAGTGCATGAATGGTGCATTGATAATAAAGAGTATTTGGAGAATCCATAGGAACTGTCCAATACAAAACATTAGTTCCGCTACCACTTTGACCTGCAGTATAAGCAGTTCCAGAAAGTCCTTGAGTACTTTGAATTCTAAATGGGTGAGTACCACCATTTGAACTATTATCAAATGCGTACGTCATACCTCTCATAACATAGATTGTTGGATCACTAGTAGCAGAAGAGAAACCAGGACCATTAAATGTAAAATGACTTGCTCCATCTGCACCAAGTTCCCACCAAGTCATTGGACTCTTGGTAACCACCCAATTAGTTCCATTCCAATACAAAGAATCACCCTGAACAATTCCTGTAACATCGGTATCGGTTAATGCAGAGAAAGTTGTAGTTAACGATCCACTAAAATTAACAGTTAACGTATCACCAGTAATTGCAGTTGTAATGTTTGTACCACCTGCAATAGTGAGAGTATCAGATACACTATTCGCAGTAGTGGTGCCTGAATCACCAACAATAGATGCAAAGGTATTAGATTGACCAGCACCAGCTACATCATCAGCAGGAACAAAATTAGTTCCATTCCATTTCAATACTTGGTTGGTAGTGGGTGCAACAGTTGTAATATCAACATCTGTTAGAGAATCAAGTCCTGAGTATTCTGTTAAAAGTTTTACTCTAGTATCACCAACACCACCAGCAGTGATGTTCATATTTACATATGGGTTATCATCACCATCAACTGTAAAGAAATAACCAGGTGTAGACGCGGCAGTGGGAGCATTACCCAATGCAGTGTATTCATTTTTATAAGAGATGGTAGATGCTACGGAAACATTTCCAGAAGTTCCATCAAAAATTGTTGTTTGAGATCCAGCAGTAATCCTTACATCACCAGTTCCGTTTGGAACGAGAGTTATATCACCATTTGACGCGGAAACAATAGAGTTTCCAGAAACATCTAACGCAGAAGTAAGTGCATTAAAATTTGAAGGAGCAAAACTACTTCCATTGTATCTCAAAACCTGACCCACTGCGGGGTTAGAAAGAGAAATACCTAGAGTAGTTCCATTACCAATGGCAGAATACACTTCATTAAAATTATCATTAATCTTATCACCACCACTTCTTAAAGTATCACCTGTATTGTCATTAGCTGTAGTACCAATGTTTAGGGGTTGTTTAGCCATTACTCGCTACAATTTTTAAGTATTTATGGGTTTACTTCAGGGTCGATTAGTTCTTCACCATATAAGGAAAGGTCTGGAGCAGTCCAGTCATCAGGAACTTCTGTTTCAACAACAACATTTGGATTTTGATATCCAGTTCCACCATTAGTAACTGTGACACCAGCAACACCAATAAGTGCCTTAACTTGTCCATCAAATCCAGAGATAGAATCAAGTCTGACAACAGGTCTGGATGTATATCCAGATCCACCAGAAGTGACGCTAACCCTCTCAATAAATCCATTGGTTAATACTGCTGTTGCGTCAGCATTTTGACCAAAGACAGATCCAAGATAATCGAATGTAATTAATGAGTTTGAAGACTCAATAACAGCAACTTCACGATCACTTACCTCACCTTCAATATCAATAAAGTCACCCGCTTCAACAGGTGGTACAACCACATCAGCATCAACGTCTGCCTCAGAACCAACGTAAGAGAAGGCAACGAATGTGGATCCAAAACGAGGTATTTCTGAGAAGATAATTCTAGAACCAACAATCTCAAAACCAACACCAGGTTCCTGAAGAACACCATTAATAGAAACAATAATATTGTTTTCAGGTCTAATCACACTAGACTGAACACCATCCGTGAGCGTAAGAGAATAGAAAATATCATCACGCTTGAGGTTAAATGACTGACGTAAAGAATCAAACTCAAATGAGATATCATCAAGTTGTCTTAGTTTACCAATATAGAAACCAGTAAAGGAAGATCCTAAATCAGGTGGTTCAGTAAACTGAATCTTATCGGAGAATGCGTTATAAGAATTAGCAGCACCAGGAGGTTGAAGAACACCATTGATGAATATAAGCATATGTCCTTCAGGATCTGGAAGATATTGTGTACCATTATTAATGGATAGATCAAACGTGGTTTGAGTACCATCAAATCCTTTGAAGAAACGTTTAACTCTTGCTCTGAGAATTTCTCTAGTAACAATCGCAGAACGATAACCGTAAGAACCTCTAATACCATCTCTTCCACTAAATGTTCCTGAGATGTTAGTGAGATATAATCTCTTATAAAGACCAGCATCACGAATATCTTGTATTAAACCTACAGCACCACCATCAACCTCAAGTATATTACTAATAGTTGCAGATCCCTGTAATGTAACTCCGCTTAAACCATAATCTCCAACTGTGTTACCATTATTAATTGTTCCATTAACAGGAACATAGTAGATGTAATTATTAGCAAGATCAACTTCAGTAATATATCCATAAACTGATGTATTCTGAGCAGTACCATTAACTTGATATAATTTATTACCAGGTTCAAATGTATTAAAGTTAGAATCAACAGTAACAGTCAAACGTCTGTGTCCAATGGATGCAACCTTTTGACCAACCTCAAGATCAAGACCTTCGTACTTAGTAACTTCTAGATATTCTCTAGAAGATTCTGGGAAGACAACAGAATTGACTTCAAGAGAACCCAATAAAGTTTCAGTATCAACAGTTAGTACTCCACCACTGTTATCTGTTACTGCTGCTTGATTATTTTCAAAGACGACTGGTTTTGCGGTGTTAGCACTAGTATATCCTTTGAATGGTATATCAGTTTCAAAGGATCCTCTAATGTCAATGACATGTAAGCGATCTTCAATAGCACTAATTTGTGCGGTTGTATTATTTGTGGCACCAACAATGGTATCAAGAACTGAGAATGTTCCACCAGTTATTGCAACATCAAGATACTTAAAGTTTGCATCTGTAGCAAATCCGTAAACTACACCAGTAACACTAGAGTCTCCTGATTTTTGAACAACTTCATTCATTACAAAAGGACCATCTGTGATGTTACCATCAATCCTAAATCTCTTATAAACTTTAGCAATTTTTGCTTCGTTTAATCTTACAGTTTGAATTTCTGCATAGAGATCTCTATCATTAGAGTATATAAAGTCAGATCCAATAATTTCACCACTAATACCAACAGGAATATCACGCTCACCAAAGTCTTTAACTGCAACAGTCAATCCATTGTTTTCACTAATAGTTGTGTAGTAAATATTAGACTTCAGTTGTTCCTTGATAATATCGATACTAGTTCTAACAAATGAATTTACAGTATCTGCGTTGTAATTTGTAGCAGAGGTTGAATCAAAGAACTTAGAGAAACTAGCATTGGTTGAAGGACTTATCAACTCATTGCTCAACGCACGACCAACTTGATCTTGCATTAAGTCAAGAGCAAATTTCTTAATATTAAACTCTGCGTTAGCATAAAACTCTTGTCCACTAACAGCAATATATGTTGCTAATAGTTGATTTGTAAGTTTTGCACCCCAAGCAAATACACCAGCACCACCAGTGACATCAATAATATAGAAACCACCAACACCTGTAGTTGTGTTTCTTCTTGTTGCATATGCAGCAGCATAAAGTTTTCCATCAAACAATTCTACTGCACTACCGAAAAATTCTCCATCCTGTGCATCAACAGCAGTTTCCTCAACCACATTAGTTCCATCAAGATCGTAGACGTAAACAATACCTCTTTCATTACCAGCATCTTCATCTTGTTGTGCTCCAATCGCAATCTTGCCATTATCAACAGCAACAGAACTACCGTACATATCGGTTGAAGCACGTCTACCAACAGGTGCATACAGTTCAACTTCATTAGTTCCATCAAGGTCATAGATATTTGCCTTACCAGAACCTGTGATTCCGTTTCCATTTGCAAGATAAGAACCAACTACAATCTTGTTATCACCAACAGCAACCTTATTACCAAAACCACCTTGACCACCACCTTCAGGATTAGAAGATGTAATTATAACTTCACCAGTTCCATCTAAGTTATAGACATAAACCTTTCCATTGCTTCCAGCACCTGGTACACCAACAACCAATTTACCGTTACCAGTATCGATTGCCATTCCAAAGTTATCGTTAGATGCTTTATCTGATGCAGTAATGGTTCTTACGTAATTACCATTGAAATCAAATACAAAGACAGCACCTTGATTAGAACCACCACTAGAAGTAAACTCAGGACATCCAACAAAAAGTTGACTGTTAGCAATGCTAACTTGCATACCAAAGAATTGACCACCAGAACCAAGTGAAGCACCAGTAACATCTGTTATGTCAATTTCAAGTTCTCCAGATCCATCTAAATCATAAAGATAAGCAGAACCAACATTTGCAACTCCATTTACTGTTGTTCCATAAGCACCAACGGCAATCTTGTTGTTTCCAATCGCAACATCATAACCATACTTCTGATTGTCATTAGCATTGTTAGATTCAAGTTCAATTTCATTGGTTCCATCTGCATCAAAGACACGAGCAGTTCCATTATTATTGAAACCAGAAGAACTATCATTATAACCACCAATAACAACCTTACCGTTTCCAACATCTATAGATCCATTATATCCAAAGTAAGAATTTTGTTGAGTGCCAGTAGGACTAACTTTAGTATTTGTGGAAACTCCAGTAAAGTTATCAACCTGCGTGATGTTATCTAGAACATTAAGTTTATTTTTAAGATTAGAGAAACCAAAACCAAACTCAGCAGTAATGTATAATCTATACCATCCATTACCAAATGGAATCGCACCATGATCAATAACATTAAGACCAGGTTGAACAAATAGAGATCCTAATGTTCCTGTGTTTAAATCAACTTTAAATTTAGCATTTACAGTTCCACTATCCAAAAGAACTTGGAATTGAACATTATTATATTCAGATGCTTTAACAAACATAGATGATGTAAATGTTTGAGTAGCATTAGTAGCACCAGTGTCAAATGTTTCATTAGTGCTATCAAATGTAGTTGCTCCACTGTCAAAGGTATCAAAGGAACTTAGAGCATAAGTTCTTTCAATAAAATGTTCACCAGTTGTTTCAGTTACCGATACTTTATCGGAGGTAGTTGTAGCATCTGGAGAAATGCCTGTATTTGCAGTAACATTTACTAAAGTCTTAGACCAATTTTGATCAAATTGTTCTGGTAAAGTCCATAAGTTAGTGTTACTAATAGAACCTTCAATTAGAGAAGAAATTGCAGTAGCACTTTCAATGGTTTTAATATTACTAATATTGTTATACCACTCATGTGCTGGAGAAACACCGTCAACAGCAACTGTTCCTGTAGCACCATTAGATGTAAGACTAGCACCATCACCATATACACTTCCAGTTATAGCACCAATAATTAAAATTGGAGAAGAAACGTATAGAATTTCTGCAGTATTTGTACCATCTGTTATGGTATTACCTACAACAAAAGTTCCAGAGAAGGATTCAAGAGTTATAGTATATGCAGTTCTTGTGTCTCCAGTATCTGTTGTAAACAAGTCATACTGTAAATTATTAACAGTATCAGTAATAAAGGAATCATACTGCCAAGAATTTGTTCCAAACTGATTATTTACAGTAGAAGCAATTTCTGCTTTATAGTAATTTTCATTAAAGAGGATATTCTTAATTGCACTACGTGCCTCAACATCACCAGGAGCAATTGTTTCTAGAGCAATCTCAACAAGTTTTCTCATTCTAAATGCTACTTTAGTAATGTCTGTTGGAGTTTCAGTATCTCTATATGCTGAATCATTTGTATGAAGAGCAGCATATTGATCTCCAGTTACACTAGATCCTGCACTGTATAATAAATTTCTGATTGCTTTTTCAGCAAGCATCTTAATTTGCTCATGAGCAAAGTAGAAAGCAAATAATTGAGTATCGATATCATCAGAAATTCTAAGATCATTAGATAAGAATTTTTGCATTTGAGTGATCGTACTATTATCACCACCAGTTTGAAGATCAGAAATCATCGCAATGATGAAGTCTTTAATGTAAGTTGTGTATGTGGAACGGTCGTAAGTTAGTGCAGAGAAAGTACCATTATCAACTGTATATCTCAATTCTGCACCAAGTAATCCGTTCTGACTACCACTGTTGCGTCCTACGATTTCTTCAGCAATATATTTTCTATTGAAATATAATCTATCAGCAGCAATATTAAAATCATTATTAGTTGGAGCGATTATATCATTGATAGTTGCAATTAAATTATCAATCGCACTCTTAACATTTGCACATCCACCTGGATCATTAGTGATTCCCCAATCACCAGTAATAATATTATTAGTATTAGTATAATCAAGATCACCAGTAATCGCTTGCTTCATGTAGAAACCTAATCTTTCATGTGCAAATACAGATTGCCATACTTGAAGTCTAACGTGTAGAATCTCATTATTAGTGTTTAGATAGAACTTAGCAGCAGTAACTGTGTTTGCATTACCACCAAATTCAATATCTTTTGCAATTTCTCCAACAATGATTCCTAGGTCAGTTTTACAACGTTCAGTTCCAGCATCATTACCGCCAGAGTTTCTAGGCATTTCCAAGATAAGATCTGGATATCTTGCAAGCATATCAGCAGATGCTTTGTCAACAATAACAGAACTATTCTCTCTTATTAATCTTGCTGCATCACGGAATCTATATTCATCTTTATTACCAAGAAGATTAGTATAAACATAATCGTTAGTACCATCATGATATGTTCCGACAAATTCTCCCTCTAAGAAAGCATCAACAGTCGCACCAACGAATTCAATTGCTGGAGTAATTCTAGAAACTACAGCAAGGTGATCAGCATTTTGATCATTAGAAGTTGTACCAATTGCTTCACTAATAGTATCTTCTACAATATCTAAAAGATTATTAACTGTAGATACAACATCTGCACATCCCAACTTAGTGTAGTTAAGAACAAGAATGCCGTTTGGAGTAGAACTATTATAGGTATGAGCATACCTATCACCAACAGGAGATGCACCCACATTTACAGTAAATGTATTTGTTGTTACTGCAGTAACTTTTAAAACTTTATTGTAGAATGGATCTTTGTTCTTACGAGGATATGCGTGTGTAGTTTCATTATTATCTTTATCGCATGTGAATACTAATGATTCTTCATCGATCCTAATTAAACTATGAGTTGTAAGTCCATGACTATTAGATGTAATTACTAACTCACCTGTAGTAGAATTGTAAGTCGTACCTGCATCAGCAGTCAACGTTGTAAGTGTCTGATAAGATTGATCGGTAACAGTTGCATCAGTAAATTGACTCAACCCATGACTACCCGCAACAGTAATAGGAATATAATTTACAATAGAACTCATTAAACCTTGAACTGTTTGTAAACCAGTTAATAATGAGTTATCATCGGTTGTTGTGTAACCAACAATACCACTGACACTAGCACCACTTCTATCTACAAGAGCAGCAGATGCATCCCAAACATGACTGTTGCTACCATTACGCATATCTTGGACTAATGCTTCTAAAATTGTCTTATATGTGGAGGTGAAACTAATAGAAGTTAATTCTTGTGTATAACTCCATAAGTATGCAGCACCAGCAGAAGAGTAATTTGAAGGATCAGCAAATTGAGCACCAAGTATAATTTTGTTAGAACCAACAGCTAATGCATTATTGAAACCAGGATTATCAAATGCAACTGCAGGTGCCATGACCAAACTTTCTTCATTTGTACCATCAAGATCAAATGCATAAAGTTGACCAGAGTTTTGAATCGCACCAGCATCCCAGTATGGAGATGCAGCAAAAATCTTTCCTTGAGCAACTGCTACTGCAGCACCAAAGTTATCTACAGAACCAATATCAGATGCTTCAATTTTAAATCCTCCAGTTCCATCTAAATTATAAACGAATACTGCTCCAGCGTTAGCTGTGTTACCTGTATTACCATCGTATCCAGCACATCCAACAACAACCTTGTTTTCACCAACGGCAACTGCACTACCAAAGTTATCAGTGGCGTTTACAGCAGAATCAGTAATCTTAACTTCATTAGTTCCATCTAAATTATAAACATAAACTGCACCAGCATCTTGTGCAATTGTATCTTCTTTCATAGAACCAACTACAAGTCTATTGCTACCAACAGCAATACTCATTCCAAACTGATCTCCAGTAGAACCATCACTAGGTTCAATCTTGGTTTCATTAGCACCATTTAAATCATAACGATAAACAGATCCACGTTTTGAAGTATCTCCAGGTGCACCAACAAAGATGTAGGTATCTGTCATTGCAACAGACCAACCGAAGTAATCCAAAGTTGCATCATCAGAAGCAACAATCTTTGCTTCACCTGTACCATCAACGTTGTAAACGTATACGCAACCAGAATCACTTCCACCATCATCAGTAAATGGAGCACCAACTACAACTTTGTTTCCATTTGTAGCAACAGAATATCCAAACTGATCATTTGCAGCAGCATCTGATGCGTTGATGACTACTTCACCACCACCGTTAAGGTTATATACATATGCTCTACCAGTGTAATTGTTGTATCTTGGAGCACCAATTACAATCCTATCAGTAGTTCCATCATTAGAAACTGCAACTGCACCACCATAATATGAATCGTTTGTAATTGAAGATTGTGTTAATGTTGTTGGAGACTGTAGTGCATCAAATTGGAATGGAGATGCCTGAACTGCGGCATGGTTTCCTTCTTCAGCAATAAGATCGATATTTTTCTCTACTGAGTTTGCAGCATCATAATATCTGTGAGTTTTATATTCAGTTGTTTTAGCAGCAACACCAACACGAACAGTAATTGTTGTAGCAGTTACAGCGTTGATAGATAATGCTTTTCCAGATATAGGATCAGTAGATCTTGGATAGGTGTGATAAGATGTATGATTATCAGCATCACAAGTAAAGGTAAGTCCGTTATCAGCAATAGTAATTCTATTACTTGTAGTCAAACTATGAGAACCAATTTCTAAGATAAGATCTCCCGTTGCATAGTCATAAAGTGTGCCAGATGCAGCAGTAAAGTTTCCACTAGCACCATTACTTGCAGTAAGGGCATTAGTAACACCACTTACAAAATTATGAACTCCACCACCAACGAAGGATGGTAACTGACCTTCAACTGCACCAACATTAACTGTAATGGTTGTAGCAGTTACAGCAGTTATAGCAATATTTGTTCCAGCTACAGGATCAGATGCTCTTGGGTATGAATGGTTGGTTGAATGACCATCTTTGTCACAAGTAAATGTAACAGCACCAGTAGCGATCTGAACAGTATTGCTTGTAGTCAAACTATGAGAACCAATTTCTAATACAAGATCTCCAGTAAGAGCGTTGTATGTTGTTCCAGATCCTGCTGTCACAGCACTACCAGAATTAGGAGTAATACCTCCAGTAGTTCCACTTACGAATGTATGAACTCCACCAGTTATGATGGGTTTAGCACCTTTAACTGTTCCAACATTAACTGAAATAGTTGTTGCTGTTGTTGCGTTTACTCTCAATGCATTGTTAAACGCTGGATCAGTAGAACGTGGATATGAATGCTCTGTAGCAAAATTATCCTTATCACAACTGAATGTTAGTGAGTTAGCAGCAATTCTAATACTCTTTCCTATTGGTAATGAATGAGAACCAATAGTTAGAACTAATACACCTGTATTAGCATCATACGTAGCATCAGTAACATTAAATGCTACAAGTGGAGATGTTCCAACATTAACTGTAAAGGTATTTGTAGTTACTGCAGTAATAGCAAGAGTTTGTCCTGATGCAGGATCACCAGGTCTAGGATATGGATGATGTGTAGTATTGCCATCCATAGCACACTTGAAGGTCAATGCATTATCAGCAATCGTGATTGTATTCGAAGTTGATAAATTATGAGCATCAGATGTAATAACAAGATTACCTGTGTTGGGTGTGTATGCTGCGTTTGTTACAGGATTTGGCAAATTACCAACATTTGATGTAACACCATTAGTTACAGCAGAAACAAATGTGTGACCGTAGTTTCCACCTGATTCAACTGCATTAGCAGTAGCACTTACAAACTTATGGAGTCCACCATACTGTCTATTAGTTTCAGTTATTGCACTATTGTTAAACTCTTCACCATCAGTAAAGGATTCTCCACCAGACCAATCTGCAGTGTATTTTTGACCATTAGTACCATCAAAGTGAAGAAGTAATTTAGTATTTGTATCACCATGGAACATACCTTTAGGTGCTACAAATGTTGTGGTGTAACGAGCGTTATTAGAAACTCTGAAATTATCAAAGTATCCAGTTACGACTTCAGAACCATCCCAGTCAGCACCGATTCTAATTGGATTTGTAGAACCATAGTTACTACTATCAGAGTATGTACCACCTTCTTGAGAACCATCTAAGAATATTTTAGTACTGGTTCCAGTTCTAGTAAGAGCAACATGATACCAAGTATCAATTACAAGGTTTGTTGTACCAGTAATAGTAACAGAACCATTATTGTAATACTTAATATTAGCACCATCAATATACAAATAAGGAGCAAGTTCAGTTGCACCAGATCTCATATCAAAGATGGTCTTATTACCAGAAGCAACACTGTTAAGTTTAATCCAAGTTTCAACAGTAAAGTCTCCAGTAGCAAATCCAAATTCACTAGAAGTTGGAATTGTTAGATATTCATCAATAGGAACTACGCCAACATTTACAGTAATTGTAGTTCCAGTTACTGCAGTGATAGTAAGAGCAGTGCCAGAAGCGGGATCTGTTGCACGAGGATATGCCTTGTTAGAATTGTTGCCATCTTGAGCACAGGTAAATACAACACCATCATTAGCGATAGTTACTTTATTTGAGGTGGTAAGAGTATGAGTACCAATTTCTAGTACCATATCACCTGTAAATGGATTATATGTAGTTCCTGTAGCAGCAGTAAATGATCCTGTAGCACCGTTACTAGCAACAATTGCATTAGTAACACCGCTTACAAAAGTATGTGCTGATGTACCAGCAGAAAGTCCTAGGCATGCACTACCAAATTTAGCATGATGAGTATTTAATTCAGCACCAGCAACAAATGTTGCTTGATGGAAATCTTGACCAGTAGATTGAGTTCTACCAATCTTACCAAGGTAAATTGTTTTTCTTGCTTGACTGTATCCAACAATTTCTGCTTTAGTATCTTCAGTTCTAATAATTTGACCTTGAGAGAAGAATCCCTCTCCAACATCATCAGTAAGAGTAAGTTTCTTAACTCTAAAGTTTTCTCCTACAGCAAATTCTCCACTATTACTTCCATAACGAATTCTATAGTTACGAATAAACTCGTTGTCAACAAAGGCACCACCAACACCTACATTAACTGTAATTGTTGTTGCAGATACAGCAGTAATTGCTAATGCAGTGTTATATGCTGGATCTCCTTCACGAGGATAGTAATGAACAGTAGAATTATTATCTAAGTCACAAGTAAATGCTAGTTTATCTACACCAATAGTGACTGTATTTGAAGTTGTATAACTATGAGACCCAATTGTTAATACTAAGACACCAGTCTCATTATTGTAGGTTGCATCAGTTACATCTTTTGTGCTGCTATCGTTAAAGGTAAGAGCATTAGTCGATGTTCCACCAACATAAGTATGATTGTTTGAACTATCATAAGTTAGAATGTTGTTGCTGATTGACTCATTAGCAGGGAACTTAGAATCAAATGCACTAAGATTATCATCAAAGTCAACAATACTTACTTGAGATTTAGAGATATCATCAAGAATAATATTAGGATATGTGACTGAAGTCAATCTGTTAAAGAGAAGACCAAAGAAAGAAGAACCAGCAGATATATTAACCTGTTCAATAAACTCTAAAGTTTCTGGATCTTGATATGCACTGGTTGCTGTAACAAGAGCAACAACACCAGACTTAGCACCAATAATAGTGTCACCAGTCTGAATGTCATAAAGACCAGGTGTTGATTGATATGTACCAGTTGTCTTGCTAAGTGTTAGATTATTAGTTACTTCAATTTCAGTAGAATACAGAGGAGTATCTTCTTGATGAGAAATTGCTGCTGTACCAAGTAAACCTCTAGTTACAATAAGAGTAGTAGACTCAGTTCCATTTGATACAGAATCAACTCTGAAAATTTCAGAAGCAAGTTGATAATTTTCACCAATAGTAAATGTACCTGCAGTTACTGGAGCATCTGTTTCTGAAGAGGAAGATACAACTTCAATACTTGTTGATGCAGCACCAATACTATAACGAAGATCAGCAATAGGAGTTTCTTGACCAGTTTCAAGGTTGATAGACTCAACGATTGCTGTATCACCAGTAAGGTTAGAAACAGTTTCATTGAATCCAAATAAACCATTACTGGTAACATCTGTAATTTCTAAAAGTGCTCCAGAGAATCCAGTAGCACTAACTTGACATTGTTCACTAAGAAGGAATGTTCCTTGTGTAACAAAACCAGTAATAGTATCACCAGAAACAGAAGTTACGGTCAATCTTGCTGTAGAAGAAACACCAACCAACTCATTTCCGATACTTGGGAAGATACCACTGTTAGGAGGGAATCTAAGTGTCTTAGTTGACACTTGATTGATAACAACATTGACATACTTAACACTTGCTGGAGGTTGAGGTGGTTCAGCAAATACAATAGAATCTCCTTGCACCTCAAAAGCAGTATCTGGAGTTTGTGCAACACCATTAAGAACAATTAGAAGTTGGTTTGCATTAGCAATTACATTTTCACCATTAACTGTAATTGGGAATTGTGTTCTCTCACCATCAAAAAGTTGTGATATATTATCAAGTCTTTGAACAACAGAAGTTAGAATATTCTCTGAAGAAGTAAGACGTTTCTGACGGAAAAGAACTTCTGTATTGTTAAACTCACTGTAAATAGGTTCTGCAAGAGCAAAACTCTGAATATTAGGAACTGTTGCATCTCTAGCAAGTTCAACAGATTTAGTAAGTTCAAAATCAATCTCTTTATTAGCAGTATATCCATATTCATCAATATTCAGTTCACCAAATACCTTGAACGATGCAGGGTGAACATTCTTAATAAGAATATCTTTCCAATCATCGATGGATACAGAAGACTTAACAGCATAAGAGAAGTCCTGATAATAGTAGGAGTCTTGAATCTTCTGAATGATTTCAGATGGTTTACCAACATCATCAATAAATTGACCTGTTGTTTTAGTAATAGGTCCAACTTCCAAAACACCCTTAGCAATCTTCAGATCACTAATTACACCAGATGACTTAGAAATAGCACCAGTAACGCTTTGACCTTGTGAGAAAGTTCCTACGTAATCAACAATCTTAAGAATTCTTGGTCCTACTTGCCAACCTTCGTTGGTAGAAACATAACCAGTTGCAGTTGCATTTGCAAGTGAGTCACCTTGATATACAAGTTCACCTTCTAAGAAAGTGGAAGTAATTACATTTGCTGTAGCTTCAGCACCAAAAGATTCTGTTAATACTTGTTGTCTTCCTTCTCCAGCATTAGCAAATGTAATAGCATCACCTAAATCAGCGTTTGCTTTAGTAATCGCAAGTTTTAACTGATCGCTCTCAAGTGAGTTTGCTGTACCAGCAATTGCGTAATAAGTTGTATTACCATTCAATCTACCAATAGCACCAGATGCTAGTGGGAATTCAATTCCTTGACCAGTATCAACAACATTCAAACTAACTTCAGCACCATTTTGAATACCATGTGGGAAAGCAAACTGTAACAATCCTAAGTCAAGGTTTACAACATAGTTGAATGAAGATCTTAGAGATACTACAGGAGCAGATGAATAACCAGCACCAGGATCTTTAATGAAAATTTGTTCGATTCTTCCATTTCTAATTGCTGCTTCTGCAATAGCACCAGAACCACCACCGCCAGTAATAACTACTGCGGGTGCTTGAGAGTATCCAGAACCAGGATCATTAACAGTTATACTATCCAGAATACTGGTAGAAGTTAACTGAGCATTAATTGGGAATGTAATTTCAGGACGTAATGTGTAATCATGTGGATAGTCATATCCAAAGTTATTATTCTTAAGTTTCTTAATTTTACCAACATTAGTACCTTTAGCAAATACTACTGCACCAGTTCCAAATGGAGGAATAACAACATCTATCTCAGCACCAGAACCTGCTAATCCAGGTCCAAGAATACCATCAATTGACTCAATATCAATATTTGCCGTAGTATATCCTTTACCTGGAGAAGTAATAGTTACAGATTGAATTTGACCAGGAATAGTATCTCCCTCATCATTAGTTCCATCTGCAACAACAATACTAACTAAACCACCTTCACCATCTCCACCAATAGGAATACTATTATAAGTTCCAACAGCATATTCAGTTCCTGGTTCATTAATTTGAACTCTTTCAATTTTTCTGGAAGATTGAATACCTGTTACAACTGGTAATTTAGCATAGAATCCACCAGTGTTAATGAGTCTAATATCACCAATACTACCAACTGCTTTTTTGGAACTTGTTGTATAGGTTGCTCTATTAACATTTGCATTACCCTCTGGTTCGTTAATTAGAGGGAACTTAATAATTGTTGCACCTGTAGTAATAGTTGCACCATCAACTTCACTAACTGTAAATGTTCCGACATATGGAGAATCAACAATATCTAAGTAACTATTTGGATCAATAGGAGATTCATCTCCAGTTCTAGATGGATCAAAGTAGTATGAAATATTAGTAACAATATCTTGATCAATTTTTAATTTAACTGTCGGTGCTGCTTGATTCTCTCCTGTAATTCCAGGTGTTCCAATTCTTTCAATAGAGTTGAAAGAATATTCAAGTTTGTACAGATTATCCTTAGAGAATGAAATATTTGCACCAACCATCGAAGAATGACTTAGATCAAACTGATATTGATGACCATAGTACATTTTCAAGACAGGAGACTTGACAAAAATATTAACATTTGCAGGAGTATCTGCAGGAGAAGTTATCGCAACAGAATCTAACTTATAGGTAAATTCTCTATTACTTACAACTGTCTCAACTGTAAATGAACCATCATATTCATCATATGCAGTACCACCGTCAGTTCGGGTTGGATTTCCATCAACAAAAATATTATCACCAACAGACAAGTAATGTCTATTTCCAGTAATTACATATACTTGATCAGTATTAGCAACTGCTGTTGCTTGTAAAAGTTTATCTAGATTAGCAATAAGAGTAATCTTAGTAACTCCAGTTAGATTGGTAATCTGTGCTGTTGTTTTAGCAGTATTGAATGTAATATCACTTGCTGTAATCTGAACAACAGATCCAGTAATAAAGGATGAAGAACCAGAAATTTCATCAATCCTAACACTATAAACATCTGCAGCAAAGGGTTTGAACTTAGCAAAATCATCAAGATTACCACTGCCAGTGCTTGCAGTTCTGTCTAAGTTCCAATCATTTAAATCAATATCAAATGTTCCAGGAGTAGTGTTAATAACATTTAAGAAATTGTATTCTGAAATTATATTTTCATCTGAAACAAAAGGACCAGTAATACCAAATGTATCTTGCTCATCAAATCTAGTTGTAGATAATAAACCAGTATTTAAATCATTAGACCAGTCATTATTATTAACAGCAAGATAAACCTTCTTATTGGTTTTATCAACACTAAGAACATATCCACTATTAATAAAACTTCCAGAAGAATTGTTCAATACTAATTTTGATCCAATAGTAATATTAAAATCTTGATTAATTGTAAGTTCTTGAACGTTATCAATCTTCGATGTTGAAGTAGTCTTCATATAATAACGATTTTTCACTTTCGCATCAATTGAAAGTTTCTTAGAACCAGGAGAAGGAACAGTTGCAGTTCTAGCACTCCAAATATCACGACTATACGTTACAGAGGTATCAGTCGGATTTACAATCATAATGGTTGTAGCATCTTCAAAATCAAGTGCTTGTAATCCACCTCCACCTAAAGCAAATCCAGTATTAGAAGCAGTTAAACTTATTCCTGTTACTGGTGTAATAGCAGTTCTAGCAAAACCTACATTTGTGTTTACTTGAACTCCTTTATCACCTAATCTATCAGAATCTGAGTCTTTATCAGTTTTAATACCAAAACCAACATAATCAATGTAATCATAACGATTAGTATAACTTGCAAACCATGCAGTATCAGCCCAAGCAAATGTTAATCCATAAGATGCTACTGGTGGAATTGTAGTAACATCAGATGGCATATCAGGAGTAATTGCCCTATTCTTAATTACTAAATTATCTACGTAGTACTGACCTTGTTCATTCTTTCTAAATTCTCCTGTAGTACCTGACCAACCAGGAATATTACCAATATAAAGATCTTTATCCTCAAGATCCGTGTCACTAATAGTACCAGTAAGAATTTGTACACCATTTACATAAGCAGTAAAGGTATTACCTGATTTCTTCAATCCAATAAACTGCCAAGTATCATCAGCAAAGAGTGTGGTTTGTGTAGATTGAAGAGCACCACCAGCAGCACTAATAGCAGTGCTATTATTAGTAACAACTAACTCTAATCTTCCACCAGCATCATAATAGAACCAAAGACCACCAGTGGCATCTGTAACATCTCCAATACCAACTAGAGTTTGTTGAGTTTGTGAGAGTGTTTGAGAGTTTGCAGCATCCTTATACAACATGAACTCAAGAGTCCAGTCATCACCAAGTTTTTCTTCTAATTGTGCTGCAGGAATTTTAATTGCACCGTTAACCCAAGAAGAATTAGAACCTGCAGGATTATAACCATAGATCTTAGCAAGTCCACCTTCGTACTTAACAGAATCAGTAGCACTGAGTGTTGTTAATGTATAATGTCCAGTAGTATCTGTTGCATCTGATGCAAATTCACAAACAACTTCATTTCTATTCCAAGAGGTTTGACCGAATGCATATACATCACCTGAATTATCTACAGTAATTGCATTAACGGTTATACCCTCAATATTGTTTTTATTAAATTCTGTATTTGTATGTTTCTTTAACTTACCATCATATCCAATTTTAGCATTGTCAACTGTTCTATATCCATTGGTACTATCAATTCTAGTATAAGCAAGGTTTAGATCACCAAAGATATCAATTGTAGATCTAGTTGCAAGTTCAATAGAGTTTCCTGTAGGAACTACATATCTGTAATTCCAAAGTAAATCTCCAGAAATATCGAATTTACCAACCCAGAAACTATCTTTAGTATTATTGTCAGTCTTAAGTGCTAACGTAGCAGTAACATAAAATTCGTTAAATTCATCAACTGCTAAACTGGTATTTCTAAATGAATATGCAGTATTGTTGATTTCTTTAATCCATTCAACAGTAATTTGAGAAGTTCCGATAAGAACCTTACCAAACGCCAATCTACTATCTGCATTTCCATCAGTAGTAGCAGTTTCCATAATAAAATATACCGCATCATCTAAAACAATCAAATCAGTGATTTTTTCAGATCCAGAAGCAGATGCTAATTTTCTTTTAGCAGCAAAGGAACCTGCAGCATCAATAGAAGCAATAAAAGCGTCTTGTGGATTAGAGGAATTAGTATTAGTAAATCCACCGATAATGTAACGAGAATCAGAATATTTTTTGACTGTAGTAACATGGTCTGCTCTAGTAGAACCAGAAATACCTGAATAACCTTTTTGGAAATTAAGAGTTGCACTTAGTCCATCAATAGCCTGAGTGTATTTTACTAAGATAACATCTGGGTTGTAAGCAGTAAGAATTGAAGAATTTGGTTTATTATGACCAACTACCCAAATAATATCTCCACTAACGTCAAGTTTAATAAATTCGGTATATGTTTCACCATCTTGACTTTCTAATGTTTCCTCCCACTCTTTTACACCAAGTTCTGAGAATTTTGATATGAATGCAACTTCATTACCATTCACATCAAGAGTTTTACCACAGAAAAATACATCCTTCTCTTCATTTACAAAAACATCATTAACTTTGACGTAATCTTCATTTTTAATCAACGCAACATAGTAATCTGCCTTTTTAAAGATTTGAGGATGACTTAAAATAACTCTAGGATCTTTAGTGTAGTCAACTCCTGAGTTTATAATGTTAACACCACTAATCGATCCTGTAGAACTTACAGTTGCACTAAGTTCTGCAGATTGACCATCTCCATCAATAACAATTGTTGGTGGAATCTCAGAATCATATCCAGATCCAGATTGATTAACAACAATTTCTTCAATACCTTTAAATTGTCTGACAAAATACTTTTTATTTGTCTCATCCATGATTGGATTGTAAGAGACAAATACTTGATCACCAGCAACAACGTTATGTGGTGTACTTGTAGTAATTTTACCGATAAAGTCATCACCTTCAGTTTCAAAAGTAAATGAACTAATACTTTCACCTTTAATCTTTGAAATTCTAGCAGATACGCCTGTTCCATCAGTATTTTCATTATCAAAAACAAGAATATCATCAACCTGATAATTTTGACCAGAATCTTCAATGATGAATCCATTAACAGAAGCATCTTCAAATTTAGTGGTTGTTTCAACTTCAATATCAACTTTAGAATCAAATCTTACTGATGGGAAGTAATCAAATAACTGTAATGGTGATTCTTCAAAAATTTGATCAGGATCATTTGCTTCTTCCTCGTCAATAACACCATCTCTGTTTTCGTCTTCTACTTCAAATAACAGAATATCTCCATTTTCAAGAGACAATGCATTTGTAGAAGCATTTGGTGCTCTATCAACGTCAATGTCAACATTTTCGTAAGGATCACGATATCTAACAACACCAGAGGGAATATTTTGTTGAACTGCGTCTTTGTTTAAATTCCAAGGATCTGCAATAGAATTGAAACTAGGACCAAGAACATAAGGGAATACTGCATTACCCGCTTCAGTAGTATCAATAGTAATAAAGTAACAATACCTACCTTCAGGGAAATCTGGAGTTTTACAGAAACGACCATTATACTGATCAAGATCTCCTAATCCGAAAGAATACTCATAGTCTTCAATAAATCTACCAGCTGCCTCATCAGAGAGTAGAGGACCAGATTGTCTAACTGGAGTTGGATTAGAAATCTCGTTATAAACTAAATTTTCCTTAAGTCTATAAGAAGTGTTCAAACGTACGATATTTGATGATTGATCTGTAGGATCATTGTATCCATAAGGACCATAAATTGGATTACCATCAAATGCCCAACCAATAATAGGAGAGTGCTCTAATTGTGAATCTTGTTCTAAGATAGCACCAGTAATACTTTCAAATAAATTATCACCAAGAATGTATCTTAATCTCTGAGGATTGGAAATGTGAGCGTATTCACCACCATATTGGTTATTAAATCCAGCAAATACTGAACCTTTTGCAGTATCAACAGTTGTAGTCTCTTGTAAGTTATAAGTCCATTCAAATACAGTAGGTTCAAAGGTTGCATTAGAACCAGCAGAGGTAAGATTGATTATGGTCGTTCCTTGAACATAGTTAATACCACGATTAAGAATTTCAATATTTGTTACTCTTCCAGCATTCTCACCATCAGTATCAATAGTTGCTTTTGCAACAGCACCAAAACCATCACCTTGAATAGTTACTTCTGGTGCAGTGGTGTATCCAGTACCTGCAGAAATAATAGCAATAGAGATGATTCGACCGTTATTAACAATTGCCTGAGCAACGGCACCAGTACCAGAACTTAGTACAACACTAGGTTTAGTTGTATAAGAATCACCACCATTAGTAACAGCGATTGATTGAATAGGACCACGAACAGAAGCAGTTGCTGTAGCACCAGTTCCACCGCCACCAACAACAGTAATACTTGGTTTAGATGTATATCCAGTACCGCCGTTGTTTACAAGAATACTAGAAACCACTCCTTTAGTTACAATAGCAGTTGCTGATGCACCAGATCCATTACCACCAACAATTGAAATCAATGGAGATGAAGTATATCCAGAACCACCAGAATCTACACTTATTTCTGTAATAGATCCATTAACAGTTACGGCACCAGTTGCTCCTTCTCCTCCACCTCCAGAAATGGTGATATTTGGAGGAGATGCAGCATCATAGTCAGAACCAGCATTAGTAATGTTGATTGATGTAACAGGACCAAAAGTTTTCCTAATACTAGACTTGTAAGACCAAACAGACGTACCATTAATCCAAGTTCCAATAGGACCAGGAATAATTGAGTCCTTAATTGAAATAGTTGAAGGTTGTAATGGGAATCTGTTTAATTTACGTTGGTTACCAGGTAAAAGTGCTGATCCTGGAAAAGGACCGATTTTATAGTTGGGAATACCAGTAGAAGCAACATAAACGTAATTGTCATCAAAGAATGAGTTTTGGATATTTGTTGTATATGGTCCGATAGAGTTAAATACAGCACTATTATCAGACTTACCTTTATTAAGGTCAACAGATACAAGAATATTTCCTTGAGGTACTACTTCTGCTGTTTGTGGAAGTTCGTATTGGAATACTGTAGTACTATCTCTAGATGTTACTAAGAAAGTTCCGTTATAGATGATTGGGTTTGCACCATATACAGTAACCTGATCTCCAACCAACAAACCATGGTTATTAGCACAGGTAACTGTTGCAAATTTATTATCAATACCACCAAAGGTGATACTATTGACAGTTAAGAGTTTTTTGACGTTATATAACCAAGTTTGCAATTCTGGTTTGTCAGAACTACCACCAAGTTTAGATACAGAGAGTTTATCTCCTTTTAGGTAGTAAGATCCAGTATCAGTAAGAACAGTTTCTTGTGCATCAACAATACCAACAATATTTAAAACAACTTCTTGTGCAGTTCCTTTATTAACGAATACTTGAAGGTTGGAAGTAATTTCAGTTGCAGAATCCCAATCTTCTACAGTCCCATTTACAGAACGTGTACACTCAATAAACTGGTTTAATGATTTTTCCTTATATTGAATAAGTTCTGTACCACCAATAATAAATTCACCGTTTCTTTCTGGCCAACCAATTGTAGAGTCTACAGTAATAATACTATTAGTTGTATCTAAAGGTTCAGCAAGTTTTGTTTTATATGGTACTACGAAAGAACCATCAATAGTTTCTTCAGATAAAACAAGTTCGAATAATTCAACATCAGAAGTCTTAATAGAAATGTAATTTTCAATTAAAGCACTTGCTGCCCTAATATTTGGGTCTGCAATACTTTCTTCCTGAGTTAAGAGACCATCTTTAATATTTGTAGGATCTCCACTAACAAGAGTTGCTCTAAGAATAGTATCAATAGACCAAGTTGCTGCAGATGGTTTAGTAATTTGATCTTTTGGATAAGAAACTGTTACTTGCTCACCATACAGCAATTTAAACAAATATGCGATACTAAATGAAGTTCCTTTTGTAGAATAAAAATCTTTTACAGATTTAATAGCATTTCTTACATCAATCTTAGTAAAATCAAGTTCAGGAACATCAGGTAGGAATTGTTCTGTATACTTATCTAAAAGTCTCTTAACAAACAAAGAATCAAGACATTTTACATTAGCATCCTCTTCTGCTACAGATGCTCTAGTATTATTTGAAAATACTGCGTTTCCATTTGAGGTATATTCAACAATACCACTAACTGCCCTTGCACAACCCTCAAATTTTGCTTTAGTGTAATTTTTTCCTTTTTTAGAGACTGAAAAACCAGTAACTTCATTTAATCCAATTTGTACAGAAGATCTTGCTTCTGGAGGATTTTGGATAATAACCTGAGGAGGATTTGAAGAAGAATATCCTGATCCAAAATTGGAAATGTTAATATCAGTAATTTTACCGTTAAAAACACTTGCTGTTGCTGTAGCACCAGTTCCACCATCTTCTGCAGTATCAACAATGTAGACAGATGGCACATCATCGTATCCACTACCACCATCTAACAATTCAACTGAAACAACTCTACCATCAGAGTCAACAAGAGTTTGTAATACTTGAGCACCAGTAGGATCGATAATTGCTACTCTAGGTGTTGTTTCATATCCTTGTCCATTATTGATGATATTAATAGCAGTAACAACTCCATCAGTAACAATTGCTTTCAAAGTAGCTTTTACAGGATCTTGTCCTGTTGGTTCATCAACATATACCTCTGGTACAGTTGAATATCCCTGACCACCTTCTAATACTTCAATAGTTCCAGAAAGAGACCCTCCTGTAAGCGTAGCTGTTCCAATTTTTGCTCCGCCTGGTTGTTTAAACGTAACTCTAGGAACAAATGTATATCCACTACCAGAATTTTCAATTTCAATGTTAGAAACAGCACCGTTAGTAACAGTTGCCGTTAATTTAGGCAATTCAGCATCAACATTAACTGGATTTTGTACAATAACAGTAGGAGGGTTTGTATCACTGTATCCCTTTCCACCATCAAGTAAAATTGCTTCCTTAATACCATTAACCAGAGCATTTGCTGAAGCACCAGAACCTTCTGGGTGATTTATAGAAACTCTTGGTGGATAAGTATACTCATATCCACTTCCAGTTTTACTAATACTAATAGATGTAAGTTCACCATCATTATTAACACGTGCATATCCTACTGCAGCAGAACCAAATGTAGGAATAGGTGCTTCAATAGAATATAATGATAGAATTCTTCCATTTAAAGGTGCTTCATTAAAAATGAACAAATCACCATCAATGAAAAAGTCTACTTTTGGTATAAGGAGTTTATTATCGTAAACTGCTAAAATATACTCATCTGCAACAGGTTCATACTTATTACCCCCACTTGTTAGTTTGAATTCAGTCTTACCATCTCCGAAAGTTGCCGAAATATCATCAATATTAATAATACTGTTTTCAATAAAACCACTTAAGAATGTAATATAGGTATTGATACTGTCATCTCCAGTAACTCTAGTTCTTGGAGCAGTTGTAAAGACAATATCAGTTCCATCAACGTCATAATCAACATCAGGAATTAAAACTTCTCCATAAAGACTAACAATCAAGTGTTGGGGAGTAGGAGCAGCAATTGGAGACGATTGAGAAGTAAGAGGGAATCGAACTCGTACTCCATCAAACAAATCAATGATTTGAGCAAGTCCAGTCCACTTTAGTTTTACTTGATCATAAGAAATACCAGGACTTAGTGCAATATTTGGTGCTGCTGTACTTGATTCATAGTAAATTACTTCATCACCAATTAAAATAGAACCATTTGTATCTAAAAAATTATCAACACTCTCAACAACGATTTCTTGACTATCTTCTGTAATTGCTTCTACAACTTTAGTTGCACCACCTAAGATGTTAATATCCAGTTTGTCAATATCAAGATATTGCAAAAAGTTATTAATAATATTTTGACCCAGACCCGTTTTTTCTTGAGATCTATAATAGTACTCAATAAACTTATTAAACAGTGGATAATCTGTCTTTAGAAACTCAGGAGCCTGAGAAGCAATAGACTGGGAGACCTTATTAATATTCATCTAACTTTAGAAGCAACTAGAATCGTTGATTGCACCAGGATTACTGATGGTTGGGATGTCAAGTATAGCAGGCGTTACATTGAAATCCGTTGGTGTCAAACTATTTAGTGGGACTGTGGGAGGTACGACTGTTCCAACAGGAACAACTGTAATTACAGGATTAATAATATTGATGATAGTTCCAGGTGTTGTTGCTGGAATAGTAGAGTTATTTGCAGGAATAAACTGAACTGGGATTTGAAGATCTACTGGTAATAAGTTAGCATCTGCAACTTCTCCAATTCCAGTTGTGTCGTCAGTGATTGTAACGGCACCAGCAACAAACGCTGCTGAACCAGAGTTTATAACATTAACAGGACCAAAACAAATTTGACCATTATCATAATTTACCGTTCCCGCATTATCACTGGTATAAATTTTACGAATACCAGTATTATAGAAAGTTCTTAAATTTCCATAACCATCATCTTCAAACTGCTGATCAACGCCAGGTCTATCAGCCGTTCTAAATGTACCAGATAAAATTACGGGTTCTTTTTTACAAACTCCATCAGTATCACCATCTCTACTAGGAGCACTATTATACAAATTAGATCCTGTAGCAACACAATATGTGTTAGTTGAGTTTGTATCTGGTTTGATATACTTCAAAATGGTTGTTTGAAGTGATGTATCTGTAACACAACTATTAGCAAGTGAAATTGCTTTTTCAAGTTCTGTTGCCCTGAAGGTTGAGTTGAAATTATTGATCTTTGTTTGTAGTCCCCAATCAGTAATTGCTTTACTAATATCAGTCTCAATTTCAGATGGATTTGATCCGCAACCAGTATCATATAAAGTAAACACTTTTACATTGATAAAGACATCATCAGGATCAGTTACAACAGGATCGATAGATGCCATAGCATATGGTCTTAAATCAGCAGCAATTTGCTTTTTAGTTGCATCATTAAGAGTTGAACCTGTTTTAGTCTTAATAACAACAAAAACCTTTCCGTAAACGGGAGGATTTAAAGAATCTCCACCGTATGCAACTACAGAATCTGCATTACTGTAGATATTTTTAGTAATAATCGCATAATCTTGTGCAGTTACTGCTCTATACTGTGCAGAGTAATATCTCGGTGCGTTATACTTAATTGACTCAATACTTTCTGCTTTATCTCCCTGTTGAGATTTTTGCTTAGTAACCAAATTAACGGTAGCAGCAGCATATGCCCTATCATTATTATCTACAATCCTTCCAACAAAACTAAAACTAGTAACTTGATTACCATCAGCACCTGATGTAACCAAATACTCAAGATCAACAACTTCTCCGTCTTTTACTGCCCTACCAACACTATCATCACCAAATCTAATCTCATACCTCATGTCCTCGGTCTCAGACAAGAAGTAAGAGCGAGTTGTTGGTGATACTGTCGCAACAGTCTCTGCACGACTGTAGAGGTCAAACTGAGTGGATGATTCGTTTGGTCTTACCTTTACAACTAAAGTTGAAATATCCGCGTCTTCTGAAGCAACCTTATATGTTTGCTTTCCAAATGTGTTAACAATGTATGAAAAAGTAACTATACTACCTTCACGAATGGTAACAGCGTCAAATATTGCCTCACCTGTGGTTTGATTAACTCCAACAGTGATATCACTCAATATATTCCACATGTATGCACCACCAGTCGCCACAGCACCCTTTTTAAGCGTTACTGACGTTGGATATGCACCATTTACTTGTTCAGTAGTTAAATTGAGTTTTATACATGCTTTAGATGCACTAATTGATCTAGGAACATAATTTAATAACTTAGCAAGATTAACTACGTTGTCTCTTACTGTTGCAGAAGGCAAAAATGCCTCATTCAATGCCATATTTGCATTAAACGAGGTATAGTATGTGTTATATGCTAGTAGATCAATCAAATATGATAATGATGATCCATCAAAATCATAATCAGTAAACTCAGTTCGAGTTCTTAGATATGATTTTATTGAAGATTTTACATCTTCAAAATCTAATGCTGTTAGGTTATTTGGTTGCATTACTCTGGTCTCTGTAAAACAAATTCTATTGTTTCAACAATGGGTAAACCAACTATTTTATATTCAATTGATACATTTAATTTACTGCCCTCAAAGATTGGAGTGACATCTACATTTGTAAGTCTCACCCTTGGTTCATATTGTTTGATTGTCGTTGTAATTTCTTCCGCAATGGTATCTGCAGTAAATGCATCCAAAGGTTCAAATAATAGTTGGGAAACTCTTGAACCAACCAAAGGTTGAAACGGTTTTTCTCCAGGAGCAGTCAAAATTATGTTTTTAACTGCCTGTTTGATGGAGTTGTCATTATTCACGATAGAAAGATCGTCGGTAAATGGGTTTTTAGCAAAATTGACCGAGAAGTCCTTAAAACTTCTCGATCTTTTTAAGTCTTTTCCCCCTATTTTTTTTAAAGCCATCTCACTATCAAGACTTTATACAATTGTATTTATCGCCCTTGACCTCGATAACGCTTTTTAGCACCATTTCTGCTTGTAGCAGAGTATTTTGAGTGCTTTCCTCTCCCTTGTCTAGATTTCTTCGGGATTGTCTCTACAAAAGACCCTCCAGAAAGACTTTGCTTCATTTTTGCCATAATTAACCTCGTGTCATTCCGATAAAAACATTTTTACTACATCCAGTAACTACAGAATTACATGGAAACGCTACGCTCTTGTCCCCAAAGGGATCACCAAACCTACCTGCTCGTCTTCCATTGATAAAAACTGTTTTGCATGTAGCAAATAATTTGCGAGCATGCCCTTCGGCAGCTTCGCGTCCTCCACGTGTTCCAATTGTACACCAATAAGCAGGATTAGGAGTACAACCTGGTGGACACCCTTTGGGAATACCAGTATAGCATGCTTTATGCACAGTTGGTGTAGGATGTGTAATTAATAAATCTTGATCTATAATAGGAGCAATCTTATTGATTCTAACATTCCTAGTCAAAGCATTTAGTGAAGTCTGTGGAGTGGGTGGCCACATTGTAGTGGCATCCATAAGTTGTACAGACTTTGGAACGATTTTTGGATCTTTTGGTGGTTTTATACAACCAGGAAGAGTTCCCCCTCCCAATCCAGGATGATGAGTAGACCCAGAACCTGTTCCGTGTCCACTGCAACTTCCCATGAATAGTGCTGCTGCACCTCCGCTAATTGGCATTATATTACTCCCGTTTATTCATCATATGGATTACCATATGCTTCTGTTGCTCTAACTACTGATCTGGCATCTCTACTAAGATCATGCCAAATAGTCATTGTACCCTGTGCTTCCCACGGTTGACAACCTGGACCCAATACCTGATTTCCAAAAGAAAATATGTGTATTTCTTGGGTAGTTGTCCCATCACCGTTGTCAATTACACCAGTATCAGTATTTGGTGTTGCTGTTGGTTGATTACACACAAAATGTGACTTACCAACATTAACAGGTGTACAACTCAAACTTACTGTTAGAGTTTGAACTTTAGCAGGATCAGGTCGATACTGCCTCATGAGGTATTTAGTGTAATTTGATGCCTGCGGTAATTCTGTAAAACTACCCGCATTAGTTTCTACCTTTGATTCAGGGATACGCACAAACTCAGGATACCTCTCTTGAGTGATATCATCAATATCTTTTAAAACAGTATCCTGACTTGTTTTCTTACCATCTGTAATTACTTTCTTGTAATCTTCATCAATTGGAGTGTCACTTAGAAAATCTGTATCATAATCTGGTACAATAAGAGATTTTAATGGATCTGTTTGGAACTTTTGTAATTTACGTTGAGATCTTTGTTCTAAACGATCTCTTTCTGGATCCATTTTAACTTCCATAGGAGGATTTTTGTACTTATTCTCCCTTGTTACGGGAACTTCAGCATAAGAATCGTCAATTGCCTGTAAATCAGCGGAAGATGCCTTTATATCTCCCTCTGGAAGGTCTTTGAGTATGCCCTGAAACTCAGGAACCAAGGTATCTCTTTGTGCAGCGTTGTCAACAACCTCCGTTTCCTCTTCAAAAAAGTTAGTAATGATTAATTCGGGTCTTTTATCTACACTATATCCCTTTCCTGGTCTAATAATATCTACGGAAGTCAAAGATCCTCCAGTAAAATTGCCTTTTACCTCTGCTGATTGATTATTTCCACCAGTTTCGGAGATAATTTCAACATCAGCACCACCATCCTTCGTAACAAGTTCTAATTTAAGTCCACTAGGACTAGTTGATAGCACAAATTCTGTATTTCCGTCATCTGTAGACGTTTGTGATACACCAGTATTACTATCTGCGGGACTAGTGATGTCCAAAATAGGATTATCTTGCAATTTATCTAAATTTGCTCCGCCATTAGTGACTTCTGCGATTTGAATTACGGCAGAACCACCAGAAATAGTAATTTTATCACCTTCAGTGTATCCTGTACCAGGATTATTAATTTTTACAGTGGAAATACGATCAACTTGAGTGTTACTTTCATCGTCAAGTATGCTTCCAACCTCAATATCGACTGTTAATCCGCTTCCAGTTCCACCAGTAGTCGCAATATTCTCACCAGTAGAGTATCCAGTCAACTCATTTGTAGTATTAAGTTGATCAAAGTTAGTTAAATTGAACCTATACACACCATTAGAGATGTTTATGTCGCTAATTCCTCCATTTTCGTCAAGAGAAATCCATGCAGACGGTGCTTCTACGGTATTAAAGATGTCTGGAGCGTTTTGATTAACGTCTCCCGTAACAAATTGCAGAGATTTATCTAAAAATTCAAATAAACCTACCATCATTGCACGATCTGCAACACCATAACCTGCTTTTACGGTAATAACATGGTTTCTATCAGAGGTATATTGCGTATCTTTAGTAAAATTATTACCATTTCCGTCAAGATATGCCACATGATACGGAAATTTACCTATTTCAGTGTGAAACGTGCGGGTAATTGTGTGTCCGTTGATCTTATCACCCTTTCTCATGACATCTTCAACGTTACCGCCAGAGAGATTTTCAATAGGACCAACAGCAGTAATCTTTAAATTTAGTGTTAATGTCGTTAATGCCCCACTATCTAAACGAACTTGAACAGATAATGGGAAAATTTGACCTACACTATACCCTGTTCCATTACTTAATATCTCAGTTGCAACCCATTTAGTACCAAGCATCACTACATTTGTACCAGAATCGTCAAATCTAGACTCAATTCTAAATTTTACTCTAAAATCTGACGCAGTTGATGTCTCAAGATCAAAAATTTCAAAATCAGAGAATCCAGCATCAGCAACTGCCCATGGATTTTGACTTGAATTGAAGTCAATACCACTTAATTCAGTAGAATTCCACCCATCAGAGTATGTTACACCATCAAAACTAACTTCAAAGTCTAAAACACCGTCAGGTAAAGTATTTGAGAACTGATCATAACTAAATCCGATCTTAAGTGAGTCAGTCCCAAAGGCAAACAACGTAGGATGTGGGCAATCTGGATCACCAGTTAGATCCTCACAACCTGTGTAACTTAACGTGGTTTTCGCGGCGGTACAATTAAAGTTAGTACAAGGCACACATATACTCTCACCAGAGAATGAACTTGAGGTACTACCTGGATCATAGTCTGGATCACCTTCTGTTCCAGTAGGAAGCACAGTAGTTATGACTTCCCCTTCATCGTCTTCTATCCAATATGCTGCCAAACCAATGTGACCTGCATCATCTGAGGTATCAAAGATATAAGAAATCCAAGTATCAGAGTATTGAAAGTCAAATGACAACATAGTTGGGGTAAACCCTAAGGCAATAATACTTTCATCAAAGTCTTCTCTCCCATAGTCATCAGTACAGTTATCGACCTTAGTTGCCATACCACAAATTGCGGCGGGTGGATTTGGGGCACGATATGAAGTGATATAGTATGGATGCATAATTGCATCGTTATCTCTATCAGGAATATTGTAATTATGCTTCTGTTGTGGATCTCGGATGAATGAATGTGGATATTCCCTATATTCAAACGTCACGCCCACAGAAGTTCCTACCGTAGGAGGATTCGGTGCTGTGTAATTATAACAATGAACTGGTCCACATATATCAGTAAATTGATTAGTTTTGCATCCCATTTACTTTTTCCTCTAAAGCAGTGAGTCGTTTTCCATGATTTGTGGACGGGGCGGGGTGTGCTTGCTCCTCAACTAACTTTACCCGACGATATAATTCATCAAAATTTTCTCGCAAGTTCTTATAGTCCTCATACCCCTCTGGTTTGTAGAAAGTCTTGTCTGGGGTAGGTAACTCGGAAACATACGTTTCTACGTCTTTGAGACGATTTCCAAGCACTCTGATACACTCATTAATGTTTCTTAGAGAGTCACCAATCTGATCAACTGTGACATTGACAGTTTCTACGTCTATCGGATCAGTAATCTTTGGTGTTTCATTAGTCATTTGCTTTCTTCAGTGTAAATGCAGTACCATCTTCGGTAATATCATAGTCTAATTCGTCTTCAACCGTCCATCCCAGTTCTTCACAAATTTCATATGGTATGGTGACAATTAAATCACCGAAATCATCTTCTTCGAGTTTGGTTGTGAATCTATGGGACATATCTCTATAGGCGGTTA